GAGGGAGTGCCACAAGACCGTCGTAATGTTCGTAAACGATAGCCGGGGCGTTTTGGCACGGCCCATCTTCGGGCCGCGCTGGGATTCCGGTAGGCCATGGCGATGACGCGAGCGGCGGATTGTCCACCGCAAACTCGAAAGTCTTATCAACAAGGGCGTCTACGCGATATTTCTTCAGCCTACCGAAGCAGTTCGGTTGGACGTGAGAATCTATCGACACGTCGGTCCCAAAAGTGACGGCATAGTCGTGATCCGTCACGTTGTAAAGACGCTCGGGATTTGTAATTACAACGTCACCGACGTGCTCCGGCACGTCCGTCTCCATCGACCGCAGGGGGCCTTGCGGAAGGAAAAATGGCGCCGGCTCCTTTGTTTCGTAGAAACTAAATCTCTTGTTCCCGTAGTGCCTGTAGGCAATTAGATGCTCCTTCTTGAACCGGAACACACCCTTTTGCGTGAGGTACGGAAACTCTGCACGCGGCAGCTCGTACGTTAGGTATGTAATCCAGCTCGCGCCTACATCTCCATACGGACTGCCAACAACGGGAGGATTCCAAGACGCTTCGTTGGCAAGCGTGTTTGCAAAAAACGTATCAAGCTCGTTGCGCGGCGGGCATGACGCGTTCGTAGCGAAGATGTTGCTTCCGTAATGGCTGCAAAGCGCCACAGTTATTCGCGTTTTCTCTAAGCCAAAATGGACCCTCGCGTCGGCCGCGTATGCGGATTGGTACGTCGCACACCCAGCCGCGTTCAATCTTATCCCGTAAGGACGGTTGACTTCGGCAATATCCCTGCCGAGAACCTTCTCCCTTCCGAGCTTGTAGTGCCACTCGTATTCCTGCCAGCCTTCTATTCCGTTGTTGATTTGCGTCCCAGGCTGGCGCCGCGGCCAGAAAAACGTCGTGCCGTCATATTGGTTGGCGAGGTAGCAGTAATTCCACTGGTTGAGAGAAGGCCCAAACCCCTCAAACGCCACGATAACCCTATTGCAGCACCGGCAGGGTATGAGCCTTGACACCTCAAAACACCCCCACTGCCCATTTGCCTGGCCCGGTGGTCGCCGTCGCGCCAGTTGGCCCCGTCAGGCCCACCCACAGCAAATGAACCGGTCCGCAACTGGTGCTATTGAGGAATCCGTTTCCGCTTGGAGTGGCGTATTTGTCGGCTGGATTCTGCACGTTGACCTTGCACGCCACGACGCCGCAGGCCGCGGCTCGTCCGATTGCGTTGTTTTTGATCGGTTCGAGGCAAATTACAAATGCGTTTCCGTTGTTCGCGAGCTGGCCCTTTAGCACCGGCCGCCGAGAAAACTCAAGTTCGTGCGTCGCGCTGTCGAACGGGTCTATAACAACGCCCGACACGGAGAGCACGAAAAACCGCGGCGCGTCCTGCCCAGTGACATTTTTTACCCACACTGTATTGGGCGCTGGCTCGAGACCCGCCAGCTCGCCGCCGGTCTGCTGCGGAATGGCGATCCGGTCGAGCATCTTGTTCCAGGCAGTCGCCGGGATGACAAGACGCTCGCCAGGAGTAACCTTTTGGTATGGGTCTGGCATGGCTACGAAGTCGGCGTCGTGAACGGAGCCTGTGTCGGCGTGATCTGCGGGAACTTGTTGCCGATCGCGAGGCGAGCAAAGTCTTTGCCACCGTAGACCGTGTTGACGAACACGAACTTGGGGCGGCGAATGATGGTGGCCGGCCCGGCGCTCGTTTCATACATGACTGACATTTGCTCCCAGCCGAGCTTGCCGGATTGCACCTCGATTTGGCCGACCTTGAAGGTGCTGCGATTCGGCCTGGCACAAAATGAAAACGTGATCGAGGCCGCCGGGGCGTTGCGAGTGATCTCGCCGCGGGCCCCCATGAACAGCACCTCGCCGGCCGAGAACACGCGCCAATCGGATTTGTTGACCGTGCCCGTCAAATCGTAGAGCGTCGCGATGTATTCCGTGACGAGCATGGACGCCGGAAACACCCACGTTTCCGAGAAATTGAATACCGGCACCACCTTGTCGGTGCCCTTGACCTGGTCGCCCTCGACGTTGATCGCCCCCTCGAGGTCCGGCACTAGGGCGCCCTCGCCCGGCCGGCCGTGCCCAATCTGGCCTTTGATTCCGGTCGTGGAACCGGCGACCTGCTCGCCCAAGTTGTCGTTATTCGTCTGGAAAGACTGCGTGATATGCTCCGAGCCGCCGGTCGTGTCAAACGATATGGTGTTGGCAGTCGGGTCGTCGCCGTTGTCGCCGTTGTTGTCGTTGCCGTCGCCCTCGATGATTAGCGTGCCGTAGGCGGCGGACAGCTCGTACCACTTGTTGCCCAGGCTTCGCACGTCGAGCCGGCTGCGACGGTGCCCGGCCCAATCGAGCGGGGCGATTTCCTCGCCCTTCTTCTCGGCCGCCGCGTAGCTCACCTGGTTGGGCAGGAGCCACCGCAGCGTGACTTCGCGGCGGAGCCGGCCGTCGTCCTGCGTCGTCAGGCCGCCGCTGCCACTGTCGAAAAGCTCGATCTTCTCTGGGTAAGCCATTGTGCGCCTTACGCGAAAGCCATGCCGCCGGACTCGATCGACCTGGCGATCCGGTCGAGCAGGGCGACTTGCCGCTCCGAGGCGGCGGCCGTCTTTTCTGATACCGAAATCAGTTCTTTGTCGCCGCCGGACACCGGAGCCGTCATGTCCCGCTGCGTTGCCGCGATGGCGGTTTGAACGGCCGCTGGGTCGAAGGCCTTTACGCCACCCTTGCCAAAGTCGCCAGCGTTGATGATTTGCTCGATCCCGTCGGCCGTCCGCTTCGTGTTGTCCGCCGTTTCCTTGGCGACGTTCAGCTCGGGGCCAATGCCAATCTGGCCTGAAATGCCAGCCGAGAACGTGGCGAGCATCGCACCAAAACCGCCGCCCGCCTGGGCGGCGCTCGTGCCGGGCGGTATGAACCCTGGCTGACGATATTCAGACCGCTTCGCAGATGACTTGTCCGACGCGGTTTCGGCTTCCTTCGGATTCAGTTTCGCCTTGGCACGCGCGAGGTCGTCGCGGAGATTCTTCAGCGTGCCTTCATACGGATCATCTGCCGCTGCCGCCGGCGACGACGGACCGCCGCCGCGCTGTTTACGCCTTTTTTCCAGGGCCGCCTGCCTGGCTTCCCTGCGGGCATGCATATCTGCGACTGCTTTGTCGTTTTCGGCATTACGTTTCGCATCGTCCTCTGCAGTTCTGGAAAGGAGCCCAAGGGCGTCGATCGCAATGCCGATTGGTCCAACAATCAAGGTGTTGAAGTGGCTAGCCAATAGTCCCCATAAGGTACTAAGCCGATCCGCCCAATCTGTGAGGTAGGTTGTCAGCGAATCAAATCCGCCGACGATCCCGTTGTAGATCGACACGCCAACCGACTGCGCCCTGGTGCCAATGCCGGAAAAGAATCCGTTGATCGCCTGGTCCATCTGCACCAGGGCGATCGCGAGATTCAGATTCATGATTTCCCATGCCGTCTTGAAATCCATCGCCGACATGGCGGCCACGATTGCATCAAACTCGCTCTTGAACGCCGGCGACAACTGCCTCGCCGCTACCACCGAAAGGGTGATTCCGCCGACGAGCAGCGCGACCGCCATCCCGATGGGAGTAGCCAGCGCGGCGAGGGCCGCGCCGATTAGCGCAACTCCGGAGGCCAGCACCTTGCACGCCAGGCCGGCGACAATCGCCCCGGCCCCAAGCACGAATACGGCCGCCGTCACGCCAGCCACCAGCTTGGCGGCCAGCGGGAATCGTTCGATCAACATTCCCATCGCGTCCATGAGCCACGTTAGCGCCGACACGGCCTTCGAGGTCGAGTCTCCAAGGGCCTTGGCAAACGAAATCGAGAGCCGCTGCACGGCGGCCCCGATTCGCTCAAATGCCCCCGTGATGCCCGACATGACGATTTGGAACTTCGCCGCCACCGGAAGGTTGCTTTCCATCGCGTCGGCCATCGTCGTGAATCCGGCCGTGCCCACCTTGAGGAAGGCACCGATTACGCGGATACCGCGGTCGCCGAACACGCGGCCGAGAATGTCGTCGCGGGTTTGCTCGTTCACTCCCACGAGCGCCTTTTCCAGCACGCCGACGATCTGCACGACCGGGAGCAGCTTGCCTTGAGCGTCGCGGAAATCGCTCATCGACAGGCCGATCTGCGCCAGGGCGTCGGCCGCCTCTTTCGACGGGCTCGTGAGCCGCACGAGCATGGTCTTGATGCCCGTGCCGGCTTCCTCGCCACGGATGCCGTAGCGGGCTAGGATCGCCAGGCCTTGCGAGATGTCGAATAGCGACTGATTGAACAGGGCACCAGCCGATCCGACGAGGGCGAAGCTTTCGACCATCGCGGCAATCGACGTTTCGGACGCGTCAGCGGCGGCCGACAGCGTATCGACCGCCTCGACGGCAGACACGCCGAACGAGTTCATCGCCACTTTCATAAACACGGCGGCGTCCGCCATCTCGACGCCAGACACGCGGGCGAACTGCACCGCCGACTCCGCAGCGCCGGCGAGCACGTCCTCGATGGACATTCCGGCCTTTGCCAACTCGAGCATCGCGTTCGCAACTGCGGCCGGCGCGACGCCCATCGACCGCGAAAGCCGCAGGGCTTCTTCCTCGAGCCGCTTTACGTCCTTGGCAGACAAGCCGGCGGCCGCCCGCATCCCGAGCAGGGCGTCCTCAAAGCTCGCCGCCTGCCTGGCGGCCAAGACGAGCGGCAGGCCGACCGCCGTGCCGCCGAGCATCAGCTTGGTGCCGAGCTGCTGCATCGAGGCCCCGACGGCCCGTAGCCTTGCCTGCACCCGGCCCATCGCCTGCTGAAACGCGCCGTCTTTCGCGAAAATCTCGACGAACGCCCCGCCCGCACGCACGCCGCCGACGCTTGACATAACTCAATCCCCAAAAATCTGATCGAAAACTTCGGGCGTAATCAGCTTCGGTTTCGGCGGTTCGTAGAACGGATTGAACTCGTGCGGCTTGTACGGCTCGCGGCGTTTCTTGGGATCGCGGTGGATCGAATACTGCTGGGCTACGAGGCTACTGGTGTGGTTCCACTTTTCCTTTTGCTTCCCTTCGCTGGCCCAGACGAGGCCGCGGAGCGTCCATTCGCCGGGATGGACGCCGACGATTCCGGCAAGCTCGTAGCAGAGTCGGTAGAGGTCAGGTACCGATCCATCGCCGCGTCCATCTCGGTCCCGATGCTCCCGATTCTCGCCTGCAGTGTCTCGGCCATCTTCCGGTCCGCCGCCCGAGCCTTGTCGAAGGCCATCTGCAGCGCCGGGCGCAGGTCTTTCCGGCAAAAAAAAATCACTTCCTCGATCAGTGCCTCGCTCGCCGCGTGGAGCACGTCGGCATTGAACCCGTCGGCAAATTGCTCGGGCGTCACGCTGCGGTGGTTAGCCTGCTCCTCGCACATGACGTAGAGCACGCGGCCGAGTGTGAACACGTCGGCGATCTGCTTGAGGCACGACTGCGTCGTCGGCAGGTCGAGCATATCGACGCCGCAGCTCGTCTTGACACGTTCAAAGGCCCCCAGCGTGCCCTTGATGTTCCACATTCGGCCTTCGGTATCGGTAAAAGTTCGCATGGTTACTTGCCGTGCATCCACTGCTTGAGCGTGAACGTCGCCAGCACCGCGTCGTCGAGCGTTTCATCGGATGAGGAGTCGCAGACAACGAAGTCCGCACTCACCTCCCGCAATCCATTGGTGGTTGTGACAGTTACCACCTGGCCGTCAACCTCGGCCGCCCGCAATTTCGCGGCGTCGGCCGGCTTGAACACGGACACCACCAGCTCGTAGGTGCGGTGCACGACCACGCTCGACTGCGCGGCGTGCCCGTACCCCGTGGCGTCGATCTCCGTCGTCCGCCTTTGCACTGACACGTCCCGAACGCCGGACAGGATTTGCCCGTCTAGGGTAAGGACGCAGTTCTTCCCTAGACGGTACTTGTCAGTGACGCTCGGCAACGCATCACCTCACGTCAGGACGGGTTTTTCCGCAGGCTGATCGTGTATTCGTTGGCGTTGTCGAGGTCCTGCGTCTCGGAAATGGTCATCACTTGGTACACGCCGGACGGCGCCGTCGGCCCGCCGGCGCCGATCGTCATGGTGATCGTGCCCGTGGCACCGACCACGGCACTGTGATCGAGGCAGGTCACTTCGATGGTGGTGTTCGACCGAACGAAGGCGAACTCCTTTTCGTCGCCCGACCCACGCGTCGTGACATCGGCCTCCGCCGCCGTTTCCCGGTTGACGCTGACGTTCTTCACGTCCTTGTTGTCGATGCCGGCGGAAAACGTGAACGAGCAGTCTTTGCCGAGGAAGTAGCTGTGCGACGTGTAAGGCATTTGTGCGGGTGCTCCAGATGGTCCGGCGGGAATCGCCTACCTGTACGTCAGTATACCCAATTACGGCCTTCCTCCGGAGATCGACACGCCGCGGCCGGCCTGCGAAGCACGGAACGCTCCGCGGAAAATCCGCTGCAGTTCACCGCTCGTGACGGCCTTCATCATGGCCGGGTGCATATACGGCCGCTCCGGATAGACGAACGTGCGCGGGCCGCCGACCTGGAGCCACCGGCTGCGATTCTTGGGGTGTTGCCCCTGGCTAAGTCTGGTGACGATGGGAACGTAGTTCCCCGTGTATTTCGGTATGTAGCCCCAGGTCGTGAGCGTTTGCGATCCACCGAACTCGTGCAGGTACGGCAGTTGCTTGCCCTTCCTCGACGGCCCGACCACGGCCGAGTGGTTCATGGGGTCGTAGAAGTTCCAGAGGTTTCGCCGGAAGCCGAGCATATGCGACGACGGAACGTGCGTATGCGGTGGATCGCCTGGAGCAGACGGCGGCCGCACCTTGATCTCTCGCACTCGATCGAGGATCGCCTTCTTCGTATGCGGCCGCAGGCCTGGCAGGCGATACAGCTCGCGGAGATTGAGGCCGGGATTCGCCTTCATCACCTTGAGCTTGGGCTTCGCCAGGCCCATCTTCTTGATGGACTTGCGGGCATGGTCCTTGATCCGCATGGAGCCTTTCGTCAGGGCCCGGTACTCCATGCCAGACAGGGCGTTTTTCACGGCCGCCCGATCAAAGAAATTGGACACGCTCGCCCGCATGGCGACGCCTGGAATCCTCCAGCCGCCGCCCATCGGGAACATTCCGCCGCCCGTCGGAAAGATCGCCATGCTACGGCCCCGTCGGCGTCAGATGGTCCCGCGGCACCCGGTACGTCACGGCGATCTGCGACAGAAACACCCGCCGATCGGTGAGCGAATCCCGGTCGAACGTCGTCTGCATGGCCGCCCCGAAATAGTGGGCGTTGGCAGGCATCGACGGCATCACGAGCAGGTCGCTCCGGATGGCATCGACGATCTCCTGGCAGAGATTCGCCAGCTCGTCGATCTCCTGGTTGCTGCCGTCCACCATCCGGGCGACGACGACCATCACCTCATGAGTGAATAGGTCTTGGCCGCGGGATGATCGCTCCGTTTCCACCGTCGCCGGCACCACGCTCACTTTGAGCGTCCGCAGCTCGGGCCCTTCGTAATCGGGCACATACACCCGCTTGGCCGGGATCGACGCGTAGGGGGGCGAGAACTCGTAGGCCGCCAGGCCGGCGGCCAGGGCGTCGGATATTTCGATAGCGACAGCGTCGGGCATTGTTAGGCGACCTTGGGGCCGCTCTCCGTGGCCTTCTTCTCTAGTAGAGCAAGGTTGCCGGCGAATATCGGATTGGCCGAATCACGCCGGAACGCTTCGCGGGCGTGCTTGAGGGCCTCGCCGTCGAGGCCGAGCCTCGAGGCGGCGAGGCAGGCCAGCTCCGGAGCCCGCGGACCGTAGGCCCGCGGATCGCTCGCGTGCGACTGATTGGCCGGCGGGCAGAACGCCGCGTGCCTCGCGTAGTAAAGCGCCGACACCCAATCGCCCATCTGCTCCGCCATCTCGGCGAACGCCAGGAAGGCCTCGGGCTCCTGCGGAGCCGCCTGGATCGCCTCGAGCAATCGCGGCTTGACCCGTTCCGGCTGCAGCCGAGCCAGGGCCCGGTACGCGTAGGCACGCTCGGTCGCGGCCCCGCCTGGCATCCGCAGGTACCGCTCAAACGCTTCTACGGCCTCGGCATCGCGGGCGTAGTCCAGCTCGCGGGCGAGGTACCAGTGCATCCGCACGTCCAGCGGGTTTTCCCGCACGGCCTGCCGCAGCAGCGTCAGGTCGCTCTTGTGCTGCTTGCCGGGCTGCCGATGGTGGCGAATCGTCAGGGCCTCGGTCGTCGTCTGCACTTCCTCGCCAGACCAACGGGCGAGCCCCTCGTGCGTCGCCCCCACCCACCGATAGCCGCCGCGGGTATGGATGCGGTCCGACAGAAATCGCACGTCGGTGCTCCACTGGTACAAGTAGCGGAGCTTGGTCGTCTGCGGCGTCCACGCGGCCTCGAGGGCCTCCCGCCAGCCGGGATCGAGCACTTCGTCCAGGTCGAGGCGGATGCACACGTCCACGTCGGCCGGCAGATGGTAGAGCGAAAGGTTGTGGGCGTCGTCCCATCGCCACGGTATCGGGGCCCCGCGGGCGACCGTCACGCCGGCGGCCTCGAGCAGCTCGACCGTGGCGTCGGTCGAGCCCGTGTCAGTCACCACCCGCACGTCGGCCTCGCGGCAGGAGGACTCCCAGGCCGGCACGTTGGCGGCCTCGTTTTTCGCCAGGGCGTAAATGCCGATTTTCATGTCAGCACCGCCACGCGTCGCAGGCCGTCGTCGATGTATTCGACCTGGCGGTTGGCCTCGCGGGCGAACACTTCCACCGCCCTCGCCACCTGCGGATTGCAGCAGTCGTCCGCCAGGATCGCTCGGCAGTGAGCGACGAGCCGCAGGTCGGCCAGGGCCCCGGCGAAACTGTGGTCTCCATCGACGTGAGCAAAGCACGCCCGCGGCAGGCTCTTGATCGCGTGCGAATCGACCACCACCAGGTCGGCCTCGATCTGGTGCCGGTCAATCAAGTTCTTGGCGTGAGCCAGGCAGTCGAGCGAATCGTCGTCCATGCAGCCGTCGATACAGAGGAACGAGGCCCGCGGGGCGACGGCCGAAAACACCATCAGCGAGTAGCCGCAGCGGGTCCCAATCTCGATCACGCGGCGCGGCTTGTACCGCTCGCAAATCGCGGCCTTCATCGCGTAGTGGCCGATGACGGCCGAGTCGCAGAAAAACCAATCGTTTTCCCGCCAGTTGGATTCCAGCAGCGACTTGACGCGGTCGTAGATCGAAAGCTGGATCGTGCTCATGGCCGCACCAGGAGGTTCGTGACTTCGGCGACCGTCATTTCCACGAGCCACGCTTCCGCGTCACGCACGCCGAACGACGCCACGAGCCGGCCGCCCTTGATCGCCAGGCCGGCGGCGAACTCGATCGCCCGCTGCTCGAGGAAAGCGAACGGCAGCGACACGCCGACAATCGCCCAGCCGGCCGCCTCGTCGAAGGACACAAAACGGTGCTCGTAGATGCGGCGGCCTTCGTCCTCCGCGACCTCGTGCACCAAGGCCAGCCAGATGCCGCCGCCGAGCGGCACCAGCTGCGAGCCGCCGCGAAAGCCGGCCGCCAGCCACGGAGCCGGGGCGTGATTCGTTACCAGCCAGGCCTCATCCTGCTCGCGGACGGTGGCGACGCGGCCGTCGTTGTGGCACGAATACAACCACTCGGCGCGGCCGAGAATCGGCATCCAGTTCTTTTCGTGCCGCCCGGTCGTCGTCGGCAGGCAGCGGATGCTATCGAAATACCCGGTGGCGATCCGGCAGGCCCCGTCGAAGGGCTCGATGTTCCGCACGGTGGCCGAGGCCAGCATCGTGCCGTCCACCATGTTGAGCCGCACGTCCTCGAGGCCGTCCACCGGGAAGTCGGTTCGCGGGTAGTCGTGATGCACCTGCTTGGCGTTGACGGGCTCCAGGTCGTCGGCTAGGTCCACGAGCACGTTTTCCGTGCGGATGACGCCGCGGTCCTCCGCCGGCATCTCGTAGCACCCGTTTACGATCCGGTAGTTGGAACTGCGAACGTTGACCATCCAGCCGGCGGCGGTGGCGACGATGGAGGGGTTGAACAGCGACCAGCCAGGGTAGGCCGGCTCCAGGTCGAGCCGCACGAACCGCGCGCTCGCCAGCTCGTCGAGGCGGTGCGTGTACCAGGTCCGGTTGCGTCGCACGACGGGCTCCATGCCTGGCGGCAGTTCACGCCGCAAAAGGGATTCGCACGCCCGCCGGCCGGCCGTCAGCTCGCCGCAGTAGTAGGCATGGGCGGCGACGGCGTGCAGGTGGTCGATCATGGAAACATTCGTACACCATCCGGAATAGGTGACAAGATGGGTTTGCCGCCTATTCCTCCACGCTTTCCGCCGGCAGCAACGCCAGCGCATCCGCCCACGGGATCACCTCGACCGCGGGCAGTAAAACCGACCGATCGGCCGCGGCCCACATTCCGTGCAGCAATCCGCCTTCGCCCACTTCCGTTAAAACGTCGCCGCAAAGCATCAACCGCCCATCGTTCAGCGTCCGCGGCATCGGCACGCAATTCGTATTGCCATGCTCCGCGTGCAGTTCCGCGAGCCGGGCGGCGAGCGATTGAGTGAGTTGCGCGATCATTTGCTTGCCGCCGAGGTGTGTGACGCGACTTATCGCACCGGCTGCGGCCTGACAAACAGAGCCTCCAGCCCCGCCTTCACATCACTGCCCAGCAACTCCAGCACGCGGGCTTCAACCTGCGACTGCGTGTAGTCGCCAGCCGTGTCGTAGGCGGCGCCTTCCCACAGGGCGATTGCCTGCGGGCAGGGCCGAATCCGCGCCACGCAGGTCTTCGTCTTCGCGTTGTCGATGATCGTCACATCTATTTCGGTCAGCGTGATTGGCTGAAACGTGCGAACCTCGCCGCTGGCGCGGGTGATCGCTGGAGGCTGAATGGTGACGGGCTGGGACAGATTCATGTCAGATAACTCCCAGAATAGAGGAACCGTTGATACCTAACTGCGCTCGGGAAAAGGTGAACGTGCCATTTGTGATGCTATTT